GCACAATCGCACGAAATTCTGAAGCAGTAAAAGCAACATTAGCTTCTTTAAAAAGCCACTTGAGGGCAACTCTCACCATAAGTTCATTCGCTAAACTATTCACAATACCAGTTATAGGTTGTCCAGATGGATTTGATTTCTTCATCTTGACAAGAGTATCCACAATAAGATAAGTTGGTTGAACAATTTTAGCCAAAAGCATCATAATGATATTCAAATGAAATTGGGGAACACCATCATTTCTTGCATAGAACATATAAATAAGTTGTGAGACTCTACTTAATACAGCAGAAATAAGGCTTCCATCATAATTAGAATAGTCACCAAAAACAGCAGCAGGATCTTCTCCAAAAGCAGCAAGAAAATCATAGATTTCTTTCCAATCATTAGAATGAGGATTGACTCCAATCTTAGCAGCATGTTTTGACAAATCAATAGTGAATTGATTCATAAAAGCACCAAGATACATTCTACACAATATGGTAAAATCCAAAGGACTTCCAGCAAAAATTCTGACTTTTCCAGCTTCCACCTTCTCAATGGGCAGGCATTCATCTTTAAGATTCATAACAAACACCACTCGATGATCTTTTCCATCGCCAAATTTATTTTCCATAATTCGCACATCTTCCATGACTCGATCGTCAATTTTACACTTAAGGATTTGATCTCCTCTTTCATTTGTTTCGGTCCACATCTCAATAAACGCAGTTTTACCTGGCTTATCTTTGATATCTTCTCGATACTCATTAGTATAGGGCCATCCATTAGATGTTTGCAAATTTAGAGATTCTAAATGAGGTAATTCAGGAGTTCCAGTAACAGCTTCTTCAGGCGTTAGAACAATAGGGGCAGTTTCCCAACCCATTTCTCCTAGCATTTCAATCATAGCTTCATCAAGAGCTTCTTCTGTCCATTTCGTAACAGCAAAATCAGGTTTAGATAATTTTGCAAGAGCTTTACGCAATGGCGAAATCGTCTGATCAACAATTCGAGGATCCTTTTGATGCAAAGGAGCAGGTTCAGTAGTATGTGTATACAATTTGTCATGCAACATACTCGGAATCCTCTTTGTCTTCTTGGGCAATCGATGTCGATAATTTGGTTTTACAGTACCATAAACCTCATGTTCTTTAATCTCTTCGAATTGAGTAACACCAGGTTTATCGATATATTCTTCCAAATATTCGGGTACTTCTTCCATTAGTCCTTGACCAGTAGCAATCTTTTCATCCATTTCATCAATCATCTCTTTTGTGAGAAAAGAGGCATAAGCAACACGTTTAGCAACATAACCAGCAGTATGCATAGCACATATCTTTCTCTTCGCACGAGTATTGAATTGAACGTACACAGCACCACAATCACCATTTTTATTATCAACAGTGACTCTAAGTCCAGATGTAAACATCTTCGCAGTGGGTCCTACAGTATATTCGGGTCGTTCAATAATTTCTCCATTCACAGCAGCTCTAGTCTCAATTTGTTTGACATAGCCAGGTTTGTAAGGTTCTCGGGTCACCATACTTAAATTATTGGTATACCAGGCACTAATTTCATCATCATGAATAAAGTGTCCTGAAATATCTTTATATTCAGGTAATCTAAGATCAGTTATTTGAATAGCAACAATATCAGCATTTGCCCATTCCCAAATTTTGAAATCTGAGTAAGTAACAGTTATGCCTTTATCAACAAAACGTATCACTCCTCTTTCAGCATTGATCATAGGAGTGAAAGTATG